TCCCCAGTCAAATTTTTTACCTTAATATGTCCACAAGGTTTCGCTATTTTCGAAGCCATATGCGTGGCTTGTCGCGCCGTTGTTGTGGGTGTGTCTCTTATCGTCAAAGCAGCTGAGCGAAATCTGCTTTTTAAAATATTAATTGCGTATAATTTAAAATGACTGAATTGGATATTTTAACCATTGATACCAATATTCGTGAAAATTTCAAGAAAGAGTTAAAAACCGGAAAAAACTTTTTTTTCTATTTAGCGGAAACAGTCCCATTGATTGAAGAGTATAAAAAAATCCTTGAAACTCCTATTAAAGTCAGTTTCATTGGCAAATCAACAAAAAATAATAAAGTCAAAGAGACTATAATTAATGACTATTTGAAAATAGCTTCAAAATATCTGGATTTTGAGGTTCCAAAAAATATTAAACCCCAGCAAATTTCATGTCAAAACTGTTCAAATCGAAAAGAATTCGAAATAATAGACGGTGATATTTTTCTTTGTACAAAGTGTTATGCTCACCAAAATATAATTAAACATGAATTTTCTTACAGTGATATCAATCGTGTCGACACATCGAATAAATATATGTACGATCGTAAAGTACACTTTTATGATTGCATCAAACAATATCAAGGGAAACAAAATAGCACCATTCCACAAAAAGTTTATGATGATTTGGAGGAACAATTTTCTCGCCATCATCTTCTGGTTGAAAATTTTAAAACAAAAAAACTTAGATTTAAGAATATTACGAAAAAACATATTCTCATGTTCCTGAAAGAACTGAAATACACGAAACATTACGAAAATGTAAATCTCATTCACTTTAATTTTACTGGTATTCAACCCGATGATATTTCACACTTGGAAACTCAGCTCCTTAATGATTTTGATTCACTCACCGATCTTTATGATAAAAAATTCAAGCATATCAATCGTAAAAACTTTATCAATACACATTATGTACTCTATCAACTTTTGCGTAAATATCACCATCCATGTAAAAAAAGAAGAATTCATTGTACTGAAAAATATTGACTGTAAATTTTTTCATGACGAAATTTGTAAAAATTTGTTTGAAGAACTCGGCTGGAATCATACATCTTCTTTTAAAGAAATAAGAAAAGATATCAAAAATTGGAATGACATTAAAAAGAAATGCGGAAAAGCTCATGATTGAACTTTATGTTTGCAGAATGAGAACCAAGTACTCTCTGTCGATCAAACAGGCGCACCATCTTTTGTCCACCATTTTAATTGCAATGGTATGCAAGGTAATTACAACCAACGATATTTATTACAATAATGGTCGTATAAACAAAATTAAAGGGATTAATTTTTTGGAAAAACAAGTAATAATAACACGAAATTTATCGGATATGAATTTAAGTTCCACATCATATATTTTTGTTGATAAAAAATTCATGGCCAACAATTGGGAAAAATATTTAGAAAAGTTACGTAAAATTGCTTAGGAAAATATTACATGAGTTTCATTATTTGTATATAATGAAACTTATATATTTAAGCCATTTCAAAGGTAACTCAATATTTTCCCGAGGAAATGAGTCATTAAGTTTTTCAATTATCCGTCTAACGCGTTAGACAGTTCTTTTGTCTTGAAAACCACAGGGACTTTCCCAAGGAAATGAGTCATCAAATTGTCACGCAATATCAAATGAACTTGTATTTGAAGTTTTTCAATTGTCTGTCTAACGCGTTAGACAGTTTGTAGTGAACGGAAAAATAAGATCTATTCTTGGATGAATACCTTGTTGTATTTCTTTTCGAATTTATCCGTCAATGGACACATATCAATAATTATTTCATCTACAACTTTAACATAATCAAGAAATTCTTTTTCATCATACTTCAGTCCTCTCATAAAGGATCGTAAATCTGTTAAAACTTTTGAATAAGATGTATAGGCGAATTTACACATCTCAATCTTCCTTTTATAATTTTTGATTTCTGAATATGTTTTAAGCAACAAACCAGAACCAGATATTGTTCCGAGAACAATAGGGTTTAGCGTAACACCACCAACTACTGTTCCCGTAACTACCAACAAAGTGGATCCAATATTACATGCAAGTTCTGCCTTTTTAAAGTATTTAAAGGACATTTTTGCAAGCCAGTATTTCTTATGATAAAATTTGTATAATGCTTTCAACTCAGATATTTGTTTTTCCGTTAATTTTTCTGAAATATGATTCCAATT